AACGAAGGCCATAGCTCGAAGAAGCTTTCAACCGGTCGAGTACGCCTGATTTCATCCTCATCCATTGTAGATGAGCTAGTGGAAAGAGTTCTTTTCACAGTTCAAAACAAGGCTGAGATCGCGTCATGGCAGGGAATTCCTTCTAAACCTGGCATTGGCTTTTCTGATGAAGATAATTCGTCAGTTTGCCAAATGCTAAGTGAGATGAAGGAGAAGTACCGCCTAGCCGCGAACGACGTTTCAGGTTGGGACTGGTGTGTCCAGGGATGGATGTTAGATGAAGATGCTGAGGATCGTATTGCCTTAGCTGGCGCGCAAGAAGACGATGTCTTCTGCGTTCTGGTTAGGAATCGAATCCGATGCTTGTCTCTTTCCGTGTATGTGACTTCCGATGGCAAGATGCTAGAGCAGCTTGAGCCGGGAATCATGAACTCGGGATCCTTCATTACTTCATCTACTAATTCCAGGACCAGAGTCCGGGTGTCTTTCTTGGTTCGTTCAAGAGAGGCCTTTGCCGCGGGGGATGATTGCCTTGAGGAGTACGTAGAGGATGCAGTATTAAAATACAAGCAACTCGGCCTTAACCTCAAGTTCTATGAGGAGATTAGTGGCGATGTGGTTGAGTTTTGCTCCCACAGCTATAATCTCAAAACCCGCAAGGCTTACCTAGTAAACTGGGAGAAGGGCTTGTTCAATTTATTGAACGGCCTTGCCTCAGTTGACCGGCTTAGCCAGTTCATATTTGAATTTCGCGGTTCCCCAGAGTTTAAAAGGTGTCTCACGGTTATCCAGGGGAGTGGTTGGATCCCCAAATCAAATGACACAGAAGAAGAAAACCAGAGCCAATAAGGCTTCAAACAAATCCCCTCCCAAGTCTACACCCAATTTACCGGCTTTCCGAAAACCCGTTCCTCGTATTCCAAGAAACGTTTCAAAAGCTTTAGTAAGTAATGTGTGCGGACTCGTGGACCCCTTTTGCGTCCATGCGGACGGTTGTAAGTATCCGGATGACTCCTCTACGAGGACTCTGCCTTTTACTCAGCGTGGTAGGTTTAACATTACTACTACTGCTACGGGAGATGAAGAGTATCTCTTTATTCCCCAATACGCTTACAGCCCTACCGTCGGGAAGGCTACGGGAGTTTTCCCCAACGTAACCACCTGGAATGCAATTCCAGCAACTTTTGGTACGCCTATCGCAGGAGCAACGTCATACCG